TGTGTGGTCTGAATGTTGGTGTGTCCGAGCATCTTGGATACGCTCTCAATGGGAACGCCTTTGGTAAGGCAGATTTCTGTGGCGAACGAATGCCGGGCCGTGTGGGACAGAACCCACAAAGCAACCATCAGCAAACAAGTAACAATAAAACGTAATACGTTTGAAATGAGCCACTTTTCACTATTCTGCCAAATATTGAAAACGTAAGGAAGTGCGGAATATTGAGCCATTTCAGTTACCAAGTCGTTAGCCGTCTGTTACCGAAGCAATGACAGGTAATGCACGGAAAATGAAATTGTTGGGCAGCCGTTTCTTTTGCGCTGATACGCAATGTTCTGCAAATCAATGAATGCTTATACTCAAAGTAATTTTGTAACCAAAAAAGTGTAAGCGATGAAGATTGAAAAATTCAAGGTGCTGCTCTACCTGAAAAAGAGCGGAACGGACAAGTCGGGCAAAGCCCCGATAATGGGAAGAGTTACGGTAAACCGCACGATGGCGCAGTTCGGTTGCAAACTGTCGTGCAAGCCGGAGTTGTGGAACGCGAGGGAAAGCCGTCTGGACGGCAAGAGCCGTGAGGCGGTGGAAACCAATGCCAAGCTGGACAAGCTGCTGCTTGCCATCAATAACGCATTTGACACGCTGGTGGAACGCGGACAAGACTTTGACGCCACGGCGGTCAAGGAACTGTTCCAAGGCAGCATGGAAACACAGATGACATTGCTTAGAATGACTGACCGTATCTGTGAGGACTTGAAGGCACGTATCGGCATCGACCGTGCCAAAGGAACATATCCCGGCTATTACTACATGAGAATGAGATTGGGCGAGTTCATCCAGTGGCAGTTCAAGACGAAAGACATTGCTTTCGGTCAGCTTACCGAGCAGTTCATCCATGACTACCAGAATTATGTAATGGACGTGAAAGGACTGGCGGTAGATACCGTGCGCCATTATCTCGCCATCTTGAAAAAGGTATGCCGTATCGCCTACAAGGAGGGATACGCAGACAGGTATTTCTTCGCTAATTTCACCCTTCCACAAAAGACAGAAAGTACACCGAGGGCATTAAGCCGTGAGGACTTCGAGAAAATCCGTGACGTGGAGATACCCGCATGGCGCACCACTCACATTCTTGCCCGTGACCTTTTTCTGTTTGCCTGCTATACGGGAACCGCCTATGCCGATGCGGTGAGCGTTACCCGTGAGAATCTTTACACGGACGACGAGGGAAGCCTTTGGTTGAAGTACCGCCGGAAGAAAAACGAGCTTCGGGCAAGCGTCAAACTGCTTCCCGAAGCACTTGCACTGATAGAGAAATATCGTGATGACAGCAGACCGACACTTTTCCCGATGGTTCATCACCCCAACATGAAACGGCACATGAAAGCCCTTGCTGTCCTTGCCGGAGTGAATGGCGGCTTGTGCTATCATCAGGCAAGACACTCATTTGCCTCGCTGATTACGCTGGAAGCCGGAGTACCGATAGAAACCATCAGCCGGATGCTGGGACATTCCGACATAACCACCACGCAAGTGTATGCCCGTGTCACTCCGAAAAAGCTTTTTGAGGATATGGACAAGTATATTGAAGCAACCAAGGACTTGAAACTTGTCCTGTAATCATTAAAATCAGAAACTTAAAACATTACGACCATGCGCAGTACATTTTCCGTATTACCATACATCAACAGGAGTAAAGTAAAGGCAGACGGCACGACCGCCGTCCTTTGCCGCATCACCGTAGACGGCAAGAGTTCCACAATGGCGACAGGCATCTATTGTAGCCCCGAAGACTGGAACAGCAAGACAGGCTCAATCCGTACCGTCCGTGAGAACAACCGCTTGCTGGAGTTCCGCAAGTCCGTCGAATGTGCCTATGAGGATTCATTGAAGAAGCAGAACGTAGTGAGTGCCGAGCTGCTCAAAAATATGCTGGCAAAGAAAGCCGTCATTCCGGTCAAACTGTTACAGATGGGCGAGATGGAACTTGAAAGGCTGCTTGTCCGCTCAAAGGAGATAAATTCCACTTCGACGTACAGAAATTCAAAATACTATCAGAAGTATTTGACGGACTTTCTTGCCTCACAGGGAAAGAGTGATATAAATCTGGCTGAAATCACGGAAGAGTTCGGCAGTTCCTATAAAGCTTTCCTGAAACGCTACAAGAACTTCGGACCGTCACAGACGAACAAGTGCCTGTGCTGGCTGAGCAAGCTGGTGTATCTTGCCGTTGATTATGAGATACTCCGTGCCAACCCGTTGGAAGACATGGAATACGAGAAGAAGCCCACTCCGAGGCATAAGCACATCAGCCGTGCGGAGCTGAAGACCATCCTCGAAACACCGATGCCCGACCCCTTGCAGGAACTTGGGCGGAGGGCGTTCCTGTTCTCGATTTTTACGGGACTGGCATACGTGGACATCATGCTGCTCCATCCGCACCATATTGGTACAACATCGGACGGCAGGCGTTATATCCGTATCAATCGTAAGAAAACCAATGTAGAGGCATTCATTCCCCTTCATCCGATAGCGGAACAGATACTTGAACTTTACAACACAAAAGACGACACCAAGCCTGTATTTCCGCTTCCAAGCCGTGATGAGATGTGGTTTGAAATACACGAGATGGGAGTCGCCATCGGCAGGGAGGAAAACTTGTCCTATCATCAAGCCAGACACTCCTTCGGAACTTTTTTGATTTCGGAGGGTATCCCCATCGAGAGCATAGCCAAGATGATGGGGCACTCCGGCATAAAGACTACCCAACGGTACGCAGAAGTTACGGACAAGAAAATTTCAAAGGACATGGACAATCTTATGGCTGTCAGAAGATTATACGGAACAGGCGAATACAGGGAAAACAAGTTGTTAGCAAAACACTAATGAGTATGGAACGAGGAATCATTACAATCAGTGAAACAGGAGTGGTCGCCATGCCGACCGCTTCTGTTTGGATGACACAGCAGGAAATGTCAGACCTGTTTATGGTATTCTGCTGTGACATCCACAAGGCTATCCGTGATATTTATAAGAATCATGAACTGGTGGAAGAAACAACAATGTGCTACATCAGACAAGAAGATGGAACACGTTACGAGGTGTACAGCCTTGAAATGGTCATGGCTCTTGCGTTCAGACTACGTAGCAGGGAATGTATGGCTTTTAGAGAGTTTGTCATAGAGAGGTTGTATGCCCCCAATAGGAAAAAGCCCCTTCATTTGTTCTTTTCGCTATCCGAAGTCAATCCACGATACAGGTGTTAGTGCCATTCGTATCTATAATGATAATAATGCAAGAAGCCGATGGCTGGGCGGTTTACCTGTCTACATCGGCTTCTTCTCATTTTACGCTTTGCCGAGATTAAGTTTCCGTTCGGTAAGCGTTCCGATAGCCGCCCATCACCAGCCTTTCAATGTCCGATTCCTTGTAGAGAATCTTGCCGCCTAACTGACAGTAAGATACCATTCCGTTGTTGCGGTAGTCCTGCAAGGTACGTCGGCTCACCTTGAGCCATGCCGACACTTCCTTGTCCGTCAGGAAGCGTTCATTACCGAATGAAACCTTACTTTTTTCGTTCATGTTTTCAATGCCGTCAAGCATGGTGTCCAATTGCTCCATGACGCCGACAGCCCATTCATCGTTTGTTATAATCGTTTTGTTCATTTATTACAGTGGATTTAGTGGTACATTAAATTCAATTACATTCAGATGGTCTTTCTCCGACAGGCGGCATCCTTTCGTCTGTCCTCCACAAGCCGTACGATACGCAGCACGTCCTCCGGCTTGTAGAATATCTTATGCCCAATCTGGGAGTAAGCCAGCGTGCCGTTGTCGCGAAGCGTCTGCAAGGTTCTCGGACTGATGCGCAGCTGTTGGCAGACATCCTGATTGTCCATCCAGCGGCTGAGCCGACCTTCCTCCCTCTTGCCGAGGATTTCATTCACCCGGTCGGAGAAGCGGTTGAACTTTCCGACCATTTCTTCAAACACGTCTTTCGAGATAATTACAAATTCATTCATTGTATATACTGTTTTTATTGTTGGTAATCCTGTTTGCCTGCAAAGTAAAGCCAATACCAGCATCGGACAATGGCTTTACTATGACTGGCAGCTTGTGGCGGCAAGTGGTAGGGATTGGCTTAATTCCATATTCCGTAACAGTCTTTCCAGTTGCCGACTGTACAAAGAAAAGCCAACTTCGGCAGATTCCAACCAACCCGCAGCATCGTGGCAGTATTTGGCACCGATGTGGTAGCCTGTGGCGTTTTTCGTTTATATTGTGCTTTCACTAAGATTTCAGCATAAGTGAAGAACATTATGGTATCATTGGATATACAAATTGCCAATCATAACACACTTATTACTCAAATATACAACCTTATAGTTGTGCTCCTCAGGTATTTATATTACCTTTGCATTCAAACAAGATAATCTTTTAATAAATACAATGACAGACAGAATATATTGTGATACCTTAGAAGTCACAAGATGCACAGCTAAGCTTAGGCAGAATAGCAAGGATTGGGTGGAATACTCGCAACAGATTGCTGCTACTATGTCCAAACGAATGGTGGAACTTGGTTTGACACAACGGATGCTTGCTGAAAGGATGAATTGCACCCAACAATATATTTCTAAAGTATTGAAAGGGAAAAAGAATATGTCGTTAGAAACGATATGTAAGATAGAAAACGCATTGGGTATTGAGATTATCAGAAATCTGAACGGAAATAAATAACAAATAAAAGGCGGAGCAAAATATGTCAATACAAAGTGAAGCGGCATTGGAAGCCGGACTTATCGCTACACTTCAGCAAATGGATTATGAGTATGTCCAGATTGCTGAAGAAGATAATCTTCAAGCAAATTTCAAACGGCAGTTGGAGATACACAACCGTAAACAGTTGGCTGAATATGGTCGAACTGAATTTACGGCAGAGGAATTTGAAAAGATTCTTATCTATCTTGAAGGCGGTACACGATTTGAAAAGGCGAAGAAACTACGCGACCTTTATCCGCTTGATACGACAGACGGCAAACGTATTTGGGTGGAATTTCTCAATCGTCAACAATGGTGTCAGAACGAGTTTCAGGTTTCCAATCAAATAACGGTGGAAGGTCGAAAAAAATGTCGCTACGATGTGACTATTCTTATAAATGGTCTGCCATTAGTGCAGATTGAATTGAAACGCCGTGGCGTGGAACTCAAACAGGCGTACAATCAGATACAACGTTATCACAAAACATCTTTTCACGGATTATTTGACTACATTCAGTTGTTCGTTATTTCCAACGGCGTAAATACCCGTTACTTTGCAAATAACCCGAACAGCGGTTATAAATTCACGTTCAACTGGACGGATGCAGCTAATGTACCATTCAATGAATTGGACAAATTTGCTGCCGCATTTCTGGAGAAATGTACGCTTGGTAAAATCATCGGTAAATACATTGTGTTACATGAGGGTGACAAATGCCTGATGGTACTCCGTCCGTATCAATTCTATGCTGTTGAAAAAATATTGGACAAGGTAAAGAACTCCAATGACAACGGTTATATATGGCATACGACCGGAGCTGGAAAGACTTTAACTTCATTCAAGGCTGCACAGCTCGTTTCCGAACTGGACGATGTGGATAAGGTTATGTTTGTGGTTGACCGCCACGACCTTGATACACAAACCCAATCGGAATATGAAGCCTTTGAGCCAGGTGCAGTGGATGGTACAGATAACACGGACGAACTTGTAAAGCGGTTACACAGCAACTCCAAGATAATCATCACTACTATTCAAAAGCTCAATGCTGCCGTCAGTAAGACGTGGTACAGCAACAAGATAGAATCCATACGTCACTCACGTATTGTAATGATATTTGACGAGTGTCACAGAAGTCACTTTGGGGAAAGCCACAAAAGAATAATGAAATTCTTTGATAATGCCCAAGTGTTCGGATTCACGGGTACGCCCATCTTCACGGAAAATGCTGTGGACGGGCATACCACCAAAGAAATATTTGGCAATTGCCTGCACCAATATCTTATCAAGGATGCCATTGCCGATGAAAATGTACTGGGATTCCTTGTAGAATATTATCATGGGAACGAGAATGTAGAAGTGGGTAATGCTAACCGAATGGAGGAAATAGCCAAATTCATCCTTAATAATTTCAATAAGTCAACTTTTGACGGTGAGTTTGACGCCCTGTTTGCCGTGCAGTCTGTGCCGATGCTTATACGTTATTACAAGATATTCAAGTCTCTGAATCCGAAAATACGTATCGGTGCGGTGTTCACATACGCTGCCAACAGTAGCCAAGATGATGAACAGACAGGAATGAATACAGGACAGTATGTCAGTGAAAGTACAGGTGAAGCAGACGAGCTTCAAGCCATCATGGATGACTACAATGAAATGTTTGGCACAGCATATACTACCGAAAATTTCCGAGCCTATTACGATGACATCAATGAACGCATGAAAAAGAAGAAAGCGGACATGAAACCGCTTGATCTCTGCCTTGTCGTTGGTATGTTCCTTACTGGCTTCGATAGCAAGAAGCTAAACACACTCTATGTAGATAAGAATTTGGAGTATCACGGTCTGTTGCAAGCCTTTAGTCGTACAAACCGTATTTTGAACGAGAAAAAGCGGTTTGGCAAGATTATATGTTTCCGTGATTTGAAAAGCAATGTTGATACAGCCATCCGGTTATTCAGCAATTCCAATAATCCGGAAGAAATAGTACGCCCTACGTATGAGGAGGTAAAAAAGGAATACCAACAGTTAGCCACGGACTTCTTACAGAAATACCCGGAGCCAAGCAGCATAGATTTGCTGCAAAGTGAAAAGGATAAAAAGGATTTTGTGCTGGCTTTCCGCGATATTATCCGTAAACACGCAGAAATTCAGATATATGAGGATTACTGTGACGAAGCTGATGACCTTGGCATGACCGAACAGCAGTTTATGGATTTCCGAAGCAAGTACCTTGATATTCACGATACATTTGTTCCTTCGGACATGCCTTCACCCTCTCCAAACAATGGCGATGAGACACCAAGTGATGAAAGGTTGGAAGATGTGGATTTTTGTCTTGAACTCCTGCACAGCGACATCATCAATGTGGCTTATATCCTTGAACTGATTGCCAATCTTGACCCATATAGTAACGATTATGTAGAACGGCGCAAGAGTATCATTGATACGATGATTAAGGATGCTGAAATGCGCAACAAGGCAAAACTCATTGACGGTTTCATCCAAAAAAATGTGGATGAGGACAAGGAGAACTTTATGTTGCAACGGCAGAAGGCAGATGGTACAAGTGAACTCGAAGAACGATTGAACAGGTATATCTCAACAGAGCGAGAAAAGGCAGTAAGCTCATTGGCGCAAGATGAGGGGCTTTCTTCTGATGTGCTTGACCATTATCTGAAAGAATATGATTACCTGCAAAAAGAACAGCCTGAAATCATACAAAAGGCATTGAAAGAGAAGCACCTCGGTCTGATAAAGACACGTAAAGCTCTGACACGGATAATGGATAGACTACGTAACATTATCAGAACTTTTAATTGGGATTAAAAAGTATGTTAATCATGAAACTAGGCAAACTGGAACAGATAACAGACCTCCGTTCTGTATGGAAGCATGAGGCTAAAGATTTTACACCTTGGTTGGCTAAAGAAGATAATTTGGAAATTCTTAGTGAGGCTATAGGCATAGACATTGTCGTTGAAGAACAAGAGTCCCATGTCGGGGATTTTAGTGTTGACCTATATGCAACAGAGGAAGGTACTGGGCGACGAATCATAATCGAAAACCAATTGGAAGAAACCAATCATGACCATTTGGGAAAGATTATTACCTATGCTTCAGGAAAGGATGCCGAGGTAATTATTTGGATTGTCAAGAAAGCACGAGACGAACATAAGCAGGCGATAGAATGGCTGAACCAGCATACAGATGATAAGTTCGAATTTTTTCTGATAGAAATAGAATTGTGGAAAATCAATGATTCAGAACCAGCCCCAAAATTCAATATCGTAGAACGTCCCAATAATTGGGCAAAGGCGATGAAGAAAACAGCCGGACTTTCGGAAACAGAAAACTTGAAGTTGGCATTTTGGGAAAAATTCAATGATGAAGCCCCTAAACATTCAGCATTTATAAAGGAATTCAAGTTGCGAAAGCCACAAGCCCAGCATTGGTATGACCTTGGCATGGGGTCATCCGCTTATCATCTTTGCATGACATTAAACACTAAGAATAATTGTCTGTCAGCAGGATTATACGTTAATGAGGATAAAGATATTATTGCTAAATTCAAGGCTAATGAAGAACAGGTAGCCAATAGTTTAGGAATATCATCCCCTAATGAAATCGAGTGGCGTTTGGATGACAATAAAAAAGCCAGTCGTTTCTTGATTCTCCACTCTATGGGAGATATGACAGATAAGAACAATTGGAATAATGGATGTGCATGGCTTTGCGATATGTGCGTGAAAATTAAACAGATTGTAAAAGAAATATTAAAATAAATATGAGCGAAGAATTACAACAAAAACTCCGTGACCAACTTTGGGAGGTAGCCAATAAGTTGCGTGGCAATATGTCAGCCAGTGATTTCATGTATTTCACATTAGGCTTCATTTTCTACAAATACCTGTCTGAAAAGATAGAGGTATACGCCAATAATGCTTTGGTGGATGACGATATATCATTCAAAGACTTGTGGAATATGGAGGATGAAGATGCCGTTGAACTACAAGAGGAACTGAAAAAGCAATGTCTGGAGGGTGTCGGTTACTTCATAGAACCGACTTACTTGTTTTCATCGGTAATAGACAGGATTAAAAGGAAAGAGAATATATTGCCAATACTTGAACGGTCGCTGAAACGTATTGAGGATAGTACATTGGGACATGACAGCGAGGAAGATTTCGGCGGTCTGTTCTCTGATATTGACCTTGCTTCACCAAAGTTGGGTAAGACGGCAGATGACAAGAATACGCTTGTCAGCAACGTCTTGTTGGCTTTGGACGATATAAAGTTTGGGGTAGAAGCCTCTAATGAGATTGATATTCTTGGCGATGCTTACGAATATATGATTGGGCAATTTGCAGCAGGAGCCGGGAAAAAAGCCGGAGAGTTCTATACTCCGCAAGAAGTCAGCCAGATTTTGGCTGAAATTGTTTTTATCGGTCGCACACGGCTTCGCAATGTGTATGACCCGACTTGCGGTAGTGGCTCGTTGCTTCTCCGCGCAGCAAAGGTAGGTCATGCAGTGGACATTTATGGACAAGAGAAGAATCCGACCACTTACAACCTTGCCAGAATGAATATGCTGTTGCACGGCATCAGATTCAATAACTTCAAGATAGAAAACGGTGATACGCTGGAGTGGGACGCATTTGGCGATACGCAGTTTGATGCAGTCGTGGCTAATCCTCCGTTCTCCGCAGAATGGAGTGCAGCTGACAAATTCAACAATGATGACCGTTTCAGCAAGGCTGGACGACTTGCACCGAAAAAGACAGCCGACTATGCTTTTATCCTGCACATGATTTACCACTTGAATGAGGGTGGAACAATGGCTTGTGTGGCTCCTCATGGTGTGCTGTTCCGTGGTAATGCCGAAGGTGTAATCCGTCGTTTCCTCATCGAAAAGAAAAACTATATTGATGCCATTATCGGTTTGCCTGCCAATATTTTCTATGGCACAAGCATACCGACTTGTATCCTTGTCTTTAAGAAATGCCGCAAGGAGGATGACAATATTCTGTTCATTGATGCAAGCAAGGAGTTTGAAAAGGTAAAGACTCAAAACAAACTTCGTCCGCAGCATATACAGAAAATTGTCGAAACCTATCGTGACCGCAAGGAAATAGAAAAGTATAGCCATCTTGCCACATTGCAGGAAGTCGCTGACAACGATTATAATCTGAATATTCCCCGATATGTTGATACCTTTGAAGAAGAAGCACCTATCGACATCAAGGCTGTAATGGCAGAAATTAAAGAACTTGAAGCCAAACGTGCCGAATTGGATAAGGAGATAGAGGGGTATTTGAAAGAGTTGGGGCTGGTTGAATAAAAGGAAGTGTAATGGCAAAGCGGTTTGAAATAAGAAACAGTACGGCAGAGTTCCTTATCTTCGCCATTGAAGGTAAGGAAGATGGCATACAAGTGGTGTATCAGAATGAAACTGTCTGGTGTACGCAAAAAGCTATGGCAATCTTATTTGATTGTTCTACCGACAATATAGGTTTACATTTAAAGAACATATATGCCAGTCAGGAGTTGCAGAAAGATGCAACTACCGAGTTTTTCTCGGTAGTTCAAATGGAGGGTGAGCGTCAGGTAAATAGAAAAACGTTGTTTTACAACTTGGATGCCATTATCTCTGTGGGTTATCGTGTAAACAGTATCAGGGCTACACAATTCCGCCAGTGGTGTACCTCTGTCATTCGCCAGTTCTCTATCCGTGGCTATGTGATAGACAAGAAACGTATGGAAAACGGCTCATTTATTGGCGAGGACTATTTCGAGCATTTATTGGCAGAAATCCGTGAAATCCGCCTTAGCGAACGTCGTTTCTATCAAAAACTTACGGATATTTATTCTACAGCCATTGATTACAATCGTGATGCACCTACCACACGGTTATTTTTCAAAAAAGTACAGAACAAAATGCACTATGCAGTACACGGTCAGACAGCCGCAGAACTAATTGTAAATAGAGCCAATGCTGAAAAAGAACACATGGGACTGACTACGTGGGAGAATGCTCCTGACGGGAAAATAGTCAAGACCGATGTAAGTATTGCCAAGAACTATCTGAAAGGTATAGAGTTGGAAGATATGGGACGTTTGGTCAATGCCGTGTTGGATATGGCTGAGCGTATGGCGAAGCGTCATATACCTATGACAATGGAGGACTGGGCAAAACGTATTGACATCATTCTTGAAGCCGGTGGCGATGCAGTCCTTCCAGATGCAGGTAAGGTTACGGCAGAATTCGCCAAGAAATTTGCCGAAACCGAATTTGAGAAATACCGCGTCATTCAAGACCGTTTGTTTAGCTCGGATTTCGACCGTTTTAATGATGGTGACAACTTGTTGCCATTTGATATTAACCCTGATAATGAATAGTGACTATGACAAATAATAACGATAAAAAAGTCCTCAATGTTCCAAATCTGAGATTCCCGGAGTTTAGTGGGGAGTGGAAAAAATGTACCATTGGTGAGCTAACTATAAAAGTAGGTAGTGGCGTAACTCCAAGAGGTGGTGAGGCTGTGTATAAGACAGATGGACATCCTTTTGTACGTAGTCAAAACGTAGGATTGGGGCAACTTTTATTAGATGATATAGCCTACATAGATGAAGATACTCACCAACGTCAGAAGAATACAGAGTTACAATTGGATGATGTACTGCTTAATATCACAGGAGCTTCTATTGGCCGTAGTGCAATGGCGACTAAAGAAATCGTAGGGGGCAATGTAAATCAGCATGTTTGTATTATTCGTACACAAGATAATCTTATATCTTCTTTTCTCTGTAATTTTTTACTTTCGAGCTATGGGCAAAAGCAAATAGACAGTTTTCAAGCTGGTGGAAATAGACAAGGCTTAAACTTTGAGCAAATCAAATCTATCAAAATTACTATTCCGACTGTGAATGAACAATGTAAGATAGCTCAATTACTACAACTGGTAGAAGACCGCATCTCAACCCAAAACAAAATCATTGAGGATTTGAAGAAACTAAAGTCTGCGATTATTGAAAGACATTATAGTCAAGCCGAAAAACAGATAGTCTGTGTCGCAGATTTGGGCGAACCTTTTAATGTTGGCAATTTGGCAAAGGATGATTTGGCTGAAACAGGAATGCCTTGTGTTATATATGGAGAACTTTTTACGACTTATGGAGAAACAATTTCTCAAATAGAAAGCCATACTAACAAAACAGAGGGCATGATTTTGAGTAAGAAAGGAGATTTGTTGTTTCCTTCTTCAACAACTGTCGACGCAATGTCCTTAATTGCCCCATCTGTCATTAACGTAGATGGAGTTATATTGGGTGGTGATATGTTTGGAATTCACATCAGCACTAACTTTAATGCCCAATATCTAAGTTACTACTTCAATCATATCGCCAAAAGACAATTGGCAAAATTTGCAAAGGGCAGCACCATAATTCATTTGCATTATACTGACATTGAAAAAGCCAGACTATTGTTACCTTCTTTGGAAGAACAAGATAAGATGGCTAACTGCTTGATTTCATTAGATGAAAAGATAAGAGTTGAGAAGTCCTATCTTCAATTGCTCGATAAACAAAAAGCGTATTTACTTCGTCAGATGTTTATATGAACATCTGACGAAGTAAGTATTGTTTCTGCGATTGATAGTTTTTCATGATATGTGTTTCATTTTGAATTTTATTGTCTAATAATTCAAATACATTTGCTATTCTTTCTTGTACCATAAGAGATATATTGGGCAATTTATATAAAGATAAAATGACACTTGGATGTGCTTTCGTTTGATAATCAAATACCATAAAAGAATGTTGCCAAGATAACGCTTCTGAGACAAAACGATAATTAAATAACGTTTCATCTAATAGTATATAGCCACTTACATTTGTTATGTTGTATTTATGTTTTGGTCTGTAGAAGAAGTTACCACCACCATCTATGGACCAAGTAACAAGTTCAGTATCGAACATATACGAATCATGATAACCCATTAATCCATCATTTTGAACAGATGAAGAATATACAGGATAACAATATGTATTTGTGTATTCATGCTTAGGTATAATGTTACCGCGTTTCAGATTCACAGTGCCATTAGCAGCAAGTTCAGATAATAAAAACCACGTATCCTGTATCGTTTTGAATATATGTGTCCTAATCGCAGACCTATAACACAAACAATCCTTAATTAAGGGACTAAACAATACGCTGCAATATGATACTGGAGGAAAATCTGTTTGTCTCGGAGATATTTTGTTGGAACGGTCGGAACGCTCACGAACGAATAATCAACATGAGGTACTGAGTTCCACAGTTAAGGGTATATTCTCTCAACGAGAGTATTTTTCAAAGGACATCGCAAGTGAAAACAATGTGGGTTATAAAATCATTCGGCTTCATGATGTTGTTTTAAGTCCTCAAAATTTATGGATGGGGAATATCAATTACAATGATAGATTTGAAATTGGGATAGTTTCTCCTTCTTACAAAGTATTTTCAATAGCAGATGGTTACGACAATCAGTTTGTGGCTGCAATGTTAAAGACTCATCGTGCCTTATACAGCTATATGATGGTATCAGAGCAAGGCGCAAGTATCGTTAGACGCAATTTAAATATGGAGGCTTTCTCGCAGCTTGTATTCAAAATACCTTCTCTTGATAAACAAAGAGAAATAGGCTATGCAATATCATTATTGAAGTCCCAATTAAAAACAGCGAATAAGATTATTAAAGCTTATACATCACAAAAGCAGTATCTGCTCCGTCAAATGTTTATATAAACATCTGGCGGAGTAAGTATTGCTTCAACCTATTATAAGAACCATTCAATGCAATTTGGCTTGATAATTTTCTTTCTAAAGATTGCATTAATTTTGCTATATGGCATTGAATGCTCTTGTTGGGGATTGGTAACCTTAAATCACTGAGAGTCGATAGTACTATATAAGGAGTGTTGCTTGAACTCTTTTCTATTGCAATTCTTTTGGGCAGTAATACTTTCAACGCCCATTTAATGTACTGGATATTTTCGGAGAATATATCTAACACATAAGTTCTTTGATAAGCATTAAACTTTCCGTGATAATAATTGATATATCCTAAATTAGCACCATTACCAGAGATTAGTAAAGCTTCTGTATCAAAAGCGAAGCTATCAATTTTGAATGGTTGTTCTGCACAAGTAAAAAATGGATAAATCCCATTATCTACCTGTGCATTTGCATCTAGTTTTCCTGTTGTAATTTGACAAATATCACCAAGTTTTACATATGTGTTTCCACTTGTTGATTCTTTAATGCAATGCTGTGCAATTCCCTTAATTAAGGATTGTAGTTTCTCAATGATTTTGTTTTGGGTAATGATTCGTTCATCAATAAGGCGAAGTAAAGTCGCAATTTTAGTCTGTTCCGGTTTTGATGGTAATCCGATATAACACTCAGAAAAATTCTTAGAACTAATTGAGTAAATCTTCGTTCCTTGGGCTATTCGTCTTATCTGATTATGAAATGCAGTAGATGAAAACGCATATCCTTTGTAGCCTATAACAGTTCTGTTCTTATTGTCTCGTCCATGAATTGTATGTAATCCACAAACGATGTCTTTCCCTGCAAGGTTAAAGAACTCAACAGTCTTGGCTACCTCATTTGTATCTTCCGAAGCATCTGCAAAAGCCACATCGCCCTCTTTGCACAATTCAAAGTTCTTGGGCATGTTGCCCTCTTTTATATTAGGCAATTTGTCTTTTGTCAAATTTACCATAGTTGGAAGTCCCACGTGAATAAGTCCATAATGTAAATTCATTATGGCATTAGTGTCATATTCCAGTTGCTCCCAACTAAGCGAATTGGTTGAGTAGATATCTAACAAGTCTGACACTTTACACTTTCCCCATTCCTCCGTAAACTCTGGAAATCTCAAAATTGGAACTAATCACATTATCTTTCTCTAATTATAAGAACCAATTATTTAGAAATCATGATTCACAAAACAGTTAGAGAAATTGCAGGAGCTTGGAAAGAATGCAAGCGTCCTTATGTGAAGCAGTCCACGATGGCAGCTTATGTGTTAATTCTGGAAAACCACATTCTTCCGTGTTTGGGAGATAAGGATTCCCTTTACGAACAAGAGGTACAGGCTTTTGTCTTGCAAAAGTTGGAAGAAGGTTTGAGTATTAAAACGATTAAGGACATTCTGATTGTCCTTAAAATGGTGATGAAGTTCGGGGTCAAGAATGAGTGGATGAACTATTACGAATGGGACATAAAATATCCTACGACTACCGCCAATAAAGAGCTGGAAGTGTTATCTGTAGCTAATCACAGAAAGATTCTGAGCTATATCCAAAGCCATTTTACATTTACCGGGCTTGGCATTTATATTAGTCTTAGCACCGGATTACGTATCGGAGAAATATGTGCCTTAAAATGGAGCGACATCAATGTTGTTGACGGTACTATAACGGTCAGCCGCACTATCGAACGTATTTATATCATTGAAGGCGAGAAAAGACACACAGAACTTGTTATCAACACACCTAAAACCAAGAACTCCTGCCGGGAAATACCTATGAGCAAAGAATTACTTGCAATGATAAAGCCATTGAGAAAGGTACTTAATGACGATTTTTATGTGCTTACTAATAACGAACGTCCGACAGAGCCACGCACGTATCGTAATTACTATAATAATCTGATGGTGAAGCTTAACATACCCAAATTGAAGTATCATGGTCTGCGTCATAGCTTCGCTACACGTTGTATTGAAGCTGGGTGTGACTATAAAACCGTAAGTGTATTGTTGGGGCACTCAAATATCTCAACCACGCTTGACCTTTATGTCCATCCAAACATGGAACAGAAAAAGCGTTGCATCACCAAAATGTTCAAGTCATTGGGGAAATAGTACGTTTGTATGTATATAGTGGATAAGTGAAACATCAGGCTTCCCGACTTTGGAGAGGAAGCCCGGCGGCAAGGCTTGAAAGGTTTTGAGTTACTCAAAACATACCTTGCTGCTTCCTCTTTTCGGAAGTAACCGAAAAGCCTTTGAGTAACTCAAAGGACACCTTGCTGATTTCAGGTGAAATCAATAATCCGTCAAGAAACGGATTGAGAAAATAGCTATTACTTCGACTCTCAAAGCATCGTTTTCCGATGCCTAAGCTGTCCAAAAGAAGAATAGGAACTGAGGGACAATATCCTTTTGGGGATGTTGGTGGGATATATATGCATGTTAGTGCAAATGGTCGCACGCAGGCATACGCTAATAAAAAGCTGCAAGTTATTAGGATGGATATAGAATACAAAGAATGTATTAAAACGGTAATGTTTTGATTTACAATACAATATCACCATTTTACCGATAACGTACTGACATGCTGTTTTATTGATGTATTGACATACTGACTTATTGTCGTACTGGCGTGTTGTTGTACTTCAGTACAGCAACGTATAAAGGATTCAGCAACAGATTGCCGATTAAAATATAAGAATATTGGATACAGCCATTCAATATTGCACTATTTCAGTGGAAAAATCAATGTGTGTTACAATGAATCTGTACATAATAACTTGTATCGTTGATTGCAGAAACGTATAAGCACATACAAATGACATTTTATCGTTGAAGTGGTAGATGCTATCCCTATTGTCGGGATAAAACAAGCACTGACTGTTATCCGTAGAGTATCACATAACCTTTAAGATAGAGGGATGATAAAAATTATATTTGGAAGTCCGATTTTCTCCATTTTTCAGTGGAATAGTTTTGGTAATGAGGGAGAAAAATACTACTTTTGCACATGAGAAAAGTGTTCTTTTGATTAGTGCAGAACATTGCAGAATAGAGAAGCTCGCTAGTTTCCTAATCGTTACCTGTCAAGCTGACAATATTTGTAAGTTTCTTGTTTTCAATGGGTAAGAAAAAGTAATATGTCTTGCGAGATGGTAGGTGATCCGTTTGTTGATTTGGCAAATTGCGGCTATCTCCGCCAAATATTCATTCATCTTCTGGTTACTGATTACCGGAAGCAATCTTCCATCTTTCAACTTGCCCTCGTATTTGGCGAGAATATCCAACGGTATTTGCAGTAGGGGAATGAATGATTCCACGCCGGTTTTACCCCTGTCTTTCATAATCCACTTCTTGCCGTCCACCCCGATCTTTATGTCCTCGCTTGAAAGCGTATAGATGTCACAGTAGGGCAAACCGGTATAACAGCTAAAGATGAAAGCGTCACGCATGTGTTCCAACCGCTTTGATTTGAACTCCTTATAATAGATCGTGTCAATTTCCTCCTGCGTGAGATACCCTCTGTCGGTCTTGTCAAAATTGAACCTGAAATTCCCGAAGGGATCAATGAAGCTCAATCCGCTTTTCTGGGCAAACAACAGTATCGTATGGAAACGTTGTACAAATTTCATGGCGGTATTGTTGCTTACCTCACATTCCTGACGCAAATAAAGGTAGAAGTTCTCGATGTGGGTGACGGTGATTTCCTTCACGGGAATGTCCGACAACTTGTATTCCTTTTGCAAGAACTCTATCATCCGCTGTTTGGTAAGTTCGTAGCGAGAGTAGGTCTTTTGCGTGGCAGTCTTGCCGACCTTCTTTGCATACTGTTCATTGTGCTGGGTGAAGTAGCTGATGAGTGTTTTCTCCTTTTCCT